AGGCGAAGCAGCTGCTCGATGAGTGTGTAGCGCGATACCAGCACCTATTTGGCTAGGGCGCAGAAATGCTGAGCAAAACTGCACGCAGAATTGCTGAGCAAAACTGCACGCAGAATTGCTGAGCAAAACTGCACGCAGAATTGCTGAGCAACACTGCGATAGCTTTTGTGCGGAACCTGAGTACAAGAGAGGTATGAAGTTGAAACTGCCATATCTGGTCGAGGAGCAAGCAGGCGGTCGGACCTATCACTATGTGCGCAAGGGCAAAGGCCCGCGCGTCGCCATCACCGCGCAGCCTGGGACGGCTGAGTTTGGACGCCAGTACGCAGACGCGCTAAACGCGCTGTCGCATGGTCAGGCGCAGGTCAGCGCGCCGCGCTTCCAGTGGCGACACCTTGTTAGTGCTTACCTAAACTCTGCTGCGGTCCAGCGGCTGCATCCCGAGACGCGCCGGGTGAGGCGCCGCGTGCTCGAGCAGTTCCTGCACGACTGGGCCGCCAAGGACTACCGCAAGCTCGAGGCGCTGGACGTGATCGAGGTTCTGGAGCAGAAGGCGCGGCGACCGGAAGCTGCGATCACGCGCCTAAAGGCTATACGCGCAGTGCTTAATTACGCTGTCAGGCGCGAGCTGGTTGCAACGAATGTCGCGCTGAGCGAGAAGGTCGCCGCCTATGCGCGAGAGGAGCTGCGGCGCGACAGCGGCGGGCATAAGGCCTGGACGCGCGAGCTGATTGCTCGCTTTTACAAGCACTATGAGCTGGGCGAGCGTGAGCACTTGCTGATGACCCTCCTGCTGTACACAGGCTGCCGCATCAGTGACGCAGCGATGCTGGGGCCGCAGCACGAGCGCGCCGGGTTCCTGGTCTGGAACGAGACGAAGGGTCGCGGCCGCTACGCGAAAGACGCGACTGCCGTGCCGATCCTGCCGCCCTTGCGCGCGGCTATCGACGCCGCGCCGACCGGCGACATGGTGTACATGGTGACGGAGCTCGGCTTGAGCTATTCCGTCAAAGGCCTGGCGCAGTGGTTCGTCAAGCGTTGCCGCGAGGCCGGCATACCGGCCGGCTACACAGCGCATGGCGTGCGCAAGGCAGCAGCGACGATGATCGCGGAGGCCGGCGCTAGCGAGGACGAGCTGATGAGCATGTTCGGCTGGCAGTCCAGCAAGCAGGCGCGCGTCTACACGCGCACAGCAAACAGGCAGCGTCTAGCAGCGAGCGCTGCGCGCCGGCTGTACCAAGAAACATTGCAGGAACAGGGCGCCCCTAGCCCTGCCCCTAACCGCAAGGTATATAATGAGTAACCCCAGGCAGCTTGTGGGCTGCGGGGCGTCGATGGAGGCCGGGACCGGGCTCACCTTTGTGAGCACTGCCAACGGTTTACCAATTTCGTCCCGCCCTAATCCACAGGCTGCCTCAACCTAGGAGGCAGCAGTGAGCACAGTATTTCAGCGAGTTTTAGCTCTACATCTTGAGACAGCGACAGGCCAGCGCATTACACCTACACAGGTGTTGCCCTCGGCAGCCGTTTGGCTCCTCGTCATGGCCGCGCTCGTGGCTGCCTATTTCGTAGGTGCAGCATGACTGGTGAAGCTCTCGGCAAGCTCAGCGACGACGCACTACTGAGCTGCTCACAGCTCCCGGCAATCGCTGGTCGCTCGCCGTATGCGACGCCCAACGACGTGTTGATACGCGCAAGCCAGGTCCGCCAGGCGCGCGCCAATAACCTGCCAGACCCGCCGCGAGAGTCGGCGGGCGAGGCAGCGGCCTGGGGCAACAAACTCGAAAAGACGATTTTGCAAGAGGCGGCCGACCGGCTTGGCCTGGACGTGCAGCTGGCGGTCACTGAGGCGGTGAGGCATGCAGAGCTCCCGCTGCAGGGCAGCCTCGACGGCATCTTGTGGGGCGACGGCCGCGTCGTGGAGCACGACCCGACCGCCGGCATATACGTCGTCGGCGCTGACCGCATCGCACTGCAGGGGCCAGGCGTCCTCGAGGCAAAAGCTACGCGCGTGCGCCCACTGGACGAGCCGGCCGATTACCGTGGGCCTATTCAAGTGCAAGGCCTGATGATGTGCTGCGGGTACACCTGGGGCGCAATCGCGACGCTGTATCAGGGGTCTGAGCTGCGGATTTACTTGGTAGGCCCGGACTTCGCGACCCAGGAGAAGATCCGCCAGGACTGTTTGGACTTCGAGGAGCGACTCGGGGTGTGGGCGCGCGATGGCGTAATGGACTACTACCCAGTGTTTTCTCCGAACGACGCGCAGCAGACCTTTGCTCGGGCTGAGGACGACCTGCCGGCCGTCGAGCTGGACAGCGAGCTGAGCCAGCTTGCGCTTGATCTGCTCGCCGCCCGCGCCGCCATCAAGCAGATGCAGGATCTCGCCAAAGCCTGCCAGACGCGCATAATGGACGCGATGGGTTTGCATACCCAGGCCATCGCGCGCGACGAGGCCGGCGAGGTTGTCGCGACTGTGAGCTGGGGCATGCAGGCCGCGCGCAAGGGCTACACGGTCGCCGCAAAGCCGCCGGCGCGTGCCGCTAGTCTCAAGGTCGAGGAGGTTAGCAATGAATGAGAAGCTAGGGCTGACGCAGCGGCAGGCCGAGGCGCTCGAGTTTTTGCGTGCCTTCTTTGCGGAGCGCGGGTACAGCCCCAGTTACGCAGAGATTGGGAGAGCCTGCGGCTGCAACCTCAGCGGCGTGCAGCGCATCGTGCAGGCGCTTGAGGACCGTGGGCATGTGAGCCGCCGGCGCGGAGCCTGGCGGAGCATCAGCCTGCTCTGATCCTATCGGCCATCCGCGCCGCGCGTCCCGGTGTCTGCCGGGCGAAGCGGCTGTCTAGCAGCTCGTCCGCAGCCGTTTCGTAGTCGCCCGCCTCGAGCGCCGCCAGGTGCTTCTTGAAGCCGAGATACTTGGGCAGCCCAAGCTGGAACACAAGCTGCACGACGGCCTCGCGGACATTGGCGCTGGCGCTTGAGAACCACGGCAGGGCGCGGTCGCACTCGCCGGCGCAACGCTCGATGTCGCGGCGCAGCAGGTAGAGCGCTTCTTCTTCGTCGATGCCTACGCCGTGTGCTTCGTGGATGCACCGGCCGATGCCGACGGTCACCAGGCCCAGGCTGTCGAGGTAGGCGAAGCGGCGGTAGCCTTCCTCGCGCCGCAGGTCTGCCGCGATGCGCTCGGTGTTAAGTATGACAGTCACTTGCCGACGCCAGCCTTGCGCTCATATGTGCGCATGCCTGCGAGGCCCAGCATGCCGAGCAGCAGCGGCATCATCACGCTCATATCGGCCTGCGGCACGTCTACACCGAAACCCTGCGCCAGCGGCGAGACAAGGAAGTTGACAGCCAGCCCAGCGACGCATGCGTAACCTGTTGCCGGCCGCCAGCCGCTCTGGAACCAGCTGCCCCTCGCGTCTGCCTCATTCACCTTGATCTGCGCCAGAGCGATCTCTTGCGCATGCCGGTCAGCCATGGTCGCCAGCTCGAAGGCCAGGCGCTCGCGCTGGTCTTTGTCGGCGATAAACTTGTCCAGCAGTCCCGTCACCGGGCCGATAAGCGCTTCAATCATCTTGCTCTGCTCCATCGACATTAAACGTGTAGATCAGCGCGGTCTGCGTGACGCGAGCTGCGACTGCGCGCATTGCCTCGCGGAGCAGCTCCTCGGGCTCCGAGCCATCAGGCAGCTCAGCCCACACCTCGGCCAGGCGGGCGAGCGCGTCGGCGTACTGCCAGAGCAACGAGTTAGTCGCGTCGGCCGGCGACTGCGCCAGTTCGTCCGTCACTTCAGCAGCTCTTTCATCGCCGCGCTGGCGCCCTTCCAGCGGATGCCCTCGTCGCTCGTGTAAGCGAGCAGCACGCGTAAGCGCTTCTGCAGAGGGCTACGAACGCGCGATATCGAGTAGGTATTGGAGCGCCCAGCCAGCCGGCGCCGGCTGTCGGTCTTAACGTCTACCAGCGCGACATAGCCGCGCGGGTGCACCGCCACCAGGTCCACCGGCCCGGAGAGCGCGAAGATCGGCGCGAACACCCACCAGCCCCGCCGGCTGAGATGCAGCGCGCAGATCGCCTCTGAGATCTGCCCGCGCTGGTGCTTGCCGTTCATAATGTTGCAACCGGCGGGTGGCGGCCGTTGTGCATATGCTTCAGGGCCTCTACGTCGCGCGCGACGGTCGCGAGGCGCGCCTGTAGATCTGCTGTTTCTCGATGCCGCCGCTCCATAGTGGCCGGGTCCATCATGCTAGACAGCACGTCCACGCGTTGCGCGTGCATGCCCATCTCGCCCTCGTGCCGGTCGGTGCGGCTGTCCAGCCGGCGCAGTCGCGCCTCAATGTCGGCCAGGTGTTCGGCGATCTGCTTGATCTGCTGTTTAGCGACAGTCGTCGCGCCGACGACGCTGACCAGGATGCCGGCCAGCGTGATAATCAGGCGTAGATCGACAGCACCGTCCAACAGCTATCACGCAGGCTTCGTCGGCCAGACTACATCGGCGGGGCTTGCGAAAGTCTGCGGCACATCGCGCAGAGCTTGTCTGTAGGCCGCTTCGCTCGCCGACATGGTACGATCTGAGACTGCCCACCAGTCCGTTTTTCCAAGCAAATCGTCACGCTCGCTGCGGATGTCCGCCCAAGTCAGCGCCGGTTGTGGTTCGCTCGCAAACACCCCATTCGCGTAAAAGTGGGTGTCGCTAATAATGGTGTCATCGCAGTCCACCCATTGTAGTGAAGAATGGACCGGAAAGATTTGGTCGTCAGCGACGACCTGTGCAACGCGCCCGCTTGCCTCGACTAGAGCCTTCATTATTGATACTCCCAAACGATAACAATGCCGGAGCCGCCTGCGCCGCCGCTAGGATTGCCGTCGTCTGCATAAGCCCCACCACCGCCACCACCAGAATTAGCTTCTGCTGCCTCTCCGTCTGACGCGATTGCGCCGCGTCCGCCACCTTCGCCAGCACCGACTCCCGTGATGCTGTCCCAGGCTACGCCAGGAGCGATACCATTTCCGCCAGCCGCGCCTCGAAGATTTCTATCTCCACCAGAACCGGAACCACCGGCACCGCCTCGAACATTTACAGCTACAGCACCACCTTGCCCCCCGGCACCGCCAGTCGCTGAACAGTGTGCTCCAAAAGAGGATGTGCCGCCCTGTGAACCGGAACCACCAGCACCACCCCCGGCGCCGAAGGCACCAATAGTCACGGTTTCACTGGAAATGGCTGAGACGTCTATGAGCTTTGCGGAGTACCCACCCTGTCCGCCGCCAGCGCCAACTTGGATGCCCGCCGTACTCGTAGCTGCACCGCCGCCACCACCACCGCCGCGAACCTCAACTTTTACTCGCGCAATGCCAGCAGGTTTCGTCCAAGTGCCGCTGGCAGTGAAAACCTGAACAGATGCTAGGTTGCCCGTGGCAGCAAGAGCCGCACGTTGCGCCGCCGCTGTGGCCGTCGAGGACATGACTGAGGAGAGGGCCGTGAGCGTGGCGCTTTCCGTTTGCGCACTGAGTGCCGTCCGCGCCGCGCTGGCAGTGGTCGCTCCCGTGCCGCCATCGGCAATGTCGATGCCGCCGGCAAGGGACTGGGCGAGGTCTGCTAGATCACGATTGAGTGTCATGGTTAAGCTCCTGGCTTCGTCGGCCAAGCCGGGTTGGCGGGGTCAGAAGTGTTGGCAGGCAGATCGCGGAGGGCTTGGCGATAGGTTGCCCAAGCGGCGGGGACTGCCTCGCCGGCTTCTTGCGCCTTGACCACCACCCAGTCAGTATCCATCAGCATGTTGTCACGCACTCGCCGCAGCGCGTCAAAAGCTACCTCTCGATTTGCTACTGTTTCATCGTATGCTGCGTAAGCAGCCTGTAATGCAGGCTGATCTACGCCGTCGATGTGAAGGATGTTGTCTGCGTCTATGTAGCGCGGCAGCGAAGCATCAATGTTTGCATCGCGCAGAAAAATTCGCATCACTACCGGTCCGTTGAGTTGTACACTTGCCATGTTTTCTCCTATTCGTCGAAGTAAATCAGCATCACGTTGCCGGGATCGGCCCAGCCCCCGCCGGTATGATCGTGAAGTTGCCAGAACCTAATAACGTCACTAACGCTAAGTGAGTCGATGCCGCTTACCACTCCGCCTCGCGCAGAACTTGCGTATTGGGTGAGGCCGACATCCGAAGGGCTTCCGTTGTCACTCGCGCCTTGTGCAAAAAGTCGCGTACCCCCGCCAAGAGACACGCTATTTTTTTCGACGTATGTGCGAACGTAATACGTTCCATTCCCGTATGAGTTTCCACCGCCAAGCGTTCCGTTCCACACCATCATGTACTTCCCGGCCTTCTTGATGGTAATCGCATTGCCAGTCGTCGTCCCATCCACGATTGCTTTGTTTTCATATACTGGCGTGGACATAGAAATCTGCGCCCATGTGTTGTCGGCAACGCTGGACACATAGGGCATCTTGCATGCGAACACGACTGCGCCTTGGATGACCGCGCCCGCGCCACCATAAGTCGATGCTTCTCTCGGCTTCAGCACACCGGAACTGTCAAGGATGATGCGCTGCTCACCAGCCGTCGCCGTCGAGATTTCGTTGTCTGCCGAGAAGTAGAGACCTGTGTCAGTGTCGCCAGTATTAGTTATTGCTGGCGCCGAGTTGCTGCCGTCCGCAGCCGAAATCGGGGAGCTTGCACTGAGAGTAGTGAACGAACCGGCGGCTGCGCTTGACCCGCCGATCACCGCGCCGTCGATAGTGCCGCCATTCAAGTCTATTGTGCTAATCGTGCCGAGCGACGTGATGTCTGTATTCGCGCCAAGCAGCGCGTACTTCGCATCGCTCGCAGCCTTGCTGTAATAGTCTCCCGGTGCAGCCGCACCGTGGGCGATCACTTCGAGCTTGTCACCCGCAGTCAGCGCCGCCAGCCCGGTGATTGACGATCCGCTCGTCGCAGTGTAGTCGCCGTCGTTGAGCATCACGCCGTTGAGAAACACCATGATGAACCCAGCGTCATAGGCGAGGGTGTTAGCGTTGTCGTCGCCGCCGGTCACTGAAGTCTCGCCGCCGGACGCGGTGTACTCGAACCGCTGGTAGACAGAGCTGATCGTCGATCCCGTCGCGACCCAACCGCTGCCGCTATAAACTTTCATCTCGCTAGCGGTGGTGTCGAAGTACAGCGCCCCGGTAATCAGAGCATCGCCGTCGTTGTCGAGCGCCGGAGCGCTGGACTTAGCGCCAAGGTACCTATCGTCAAAACTATCGTAGGACGCCGCCGCCGATGCGGCGCTGGACGATGCAGCCGACGCCGAAGTGCTTGCGTTTGACGCGGATGTGCTTGCAGCCGACGCGCTTGTGCTTGCGTTCGACGCAGAGGTGCTGGCCGAGCTGGCCGACGCGCTCGCCTTCGCGCTGTAGTGCTTGGCGGAGTATTCGCCGCCGCCGCCTGGAACGGCGGAATCTTCGGCTCGCTGCGCCCACTCTTTCGCGCTCCCGCCAGCGCCGGCCTGCGTGCCTTGCGCGTACTCTTTCGCACTGTAGCCGCTCGTGTCTACTGTGCCGGTTGTCTCAGTCGCCCACTCTTTCGCAGCGCCAGCGGCGGCGGTGTCCGTGACGCCCGTCCCGCCGACCGCCCATGCCTTCGCGCTGTAGCCCTCGCCGGTCTGCGCCTCGCCGTCGGTTTTCTTAGCCCAGGCCTCGGCCTCGTCGGCAAATCCGCTTGCACTCGTGGCAGAGGCCGCCGCGCTCGCCGCATCGACGAGGAGATCCCATTTGGCTACGTCCGCGTTGCTCGAGATAGGCTGTGAGCCGCTTGAGGTATGCGCCGTGTTAGCCAAGTAAATGTTGTTGTTGCTGGTGTCCTTGATGATGTCGCGCTTATTGTATGCAGTGCTTGCCGC